CACTACTGAACAAAAAATTACCATCGCGCTCCTGCAACAACTCCTTATCAACGAAGTCAAAATTAAACAAACACGCATGATAATGCGGACGCTTCAGCTCTTCGCCATACTCGCCGCACTGGTAATACCTGATCCGTCGCGGCTCAAACTTCTTTCTAAGTCTCTTTATAAAATCTTGGAAATGCTTCTTAACTAAACTTCCATCACTCGGTATGTTCTCTTCGTTGTACGTCAACGTAATAAAACAGTTGTCGTCATACATCGCGGCTTCATGCACTATCCGCGTCGCCCACATCCTTGAATAATCCAAACGACAGCCTAAACACTGGCCACATGCAACTTCTGTCGCCTGTCCTGCTAATCTACTTCTCTTAAAAACAATGCCGCCGTTTTCTAAATTAACATAGCCCTTTAATGGGCTGAAACACGGCATTTCTCACAGCCTAATTCCACCGCGCATCGGGCGCGGTGCAATATTCTTCCTGTGTACTCCATTGCCTCGAGCAAAATTCTTTCTATTTGCTCGTCTGCTCATCTTTCTTCGTCTCATGACTCGTCTCCTTCATACGCAAAACTACAAAGTCCTGCGTAATACCTGCTATTGCTACTCATATCCTGCGGCACATTCGTCAAGTCTACATAACTTGACTCGCCATCTGTGCCGCACCTCAAACTACTCAAACTGCATCCGCCCAGGGCGATCGCTAAAGCGATCAAAAGCCCTAGACGGATGCGCCCAAAAATCACCATTTTTCCTCCTGCAAAACCATGTTTTGCCAAACCAGTTCCCTATACTTGATGTGAACTGGGGGACTGACACCTTCAGTCCCAATCCTAACACCCCCGAGGGCCGTCAGGCCCGAGGCTCTTGCCGGGTGCCCTGCTGCATTCCTTCTGGTCATGCCGCGTGGCACCCGGCCACTCCAAAACTCCCTCCTAAACACCTGAGCCTTCCTCAGCTCCAGCCCCCACTTCTAGGGGGGGCACACTAGGGGGGGTCACTTCCGCCGCTACCGGCGGCTCTGCTGGCGGGTTTTCTACGGTAGGCTGTAAACCCTTCAACTGCCGCCCCGGCTCTGCCAGCTCTGGGAATATCTTTCCCAAATTCCCTACATTATCCGGATCATTCACAAAACTAAAAAACTGACCGGGACTCTGATTAAATTCTTGTCTTAATTCACTCGGCAATTCGGCAAAAATACTATTCGCCTTGGCTAAAGTATTCTGCGCTTCAAAAAAATCGAACGCTTCAAAATCTCCGTATTGCGCCTCATATTCTTCTAAATGACTAATCGCTCCGGTCTTCATCGCCTTTGCCAACATCTTGTTAATGTCCGCACTATCTCTGAACGACTGCTTCGTTCTTCCATCGTCATAAACTAAATTCTTCTGCTTGTGCATACTCATATTAATTCTTCCTCAGAAATAATAAAAACATCCTAAAAAACGGCGCAAGCGCTCCTGTCGTCTTGCCTGCCGCCTTACTAATCTCGTCGACACCTGCATCTGCTAACCATTTCCATAAATCTGCTTCTGCTTTCATTCCGGGGATCTCTAATGATCTGATCTCCCGGTCTAACTTCTGTATCTCATTCGCTGTTGTTAAATTCAAAATCTCGCGTAATCCTTTGTTCTGCAAAATTACCGTCATCTGTCTCTTGTCGTACGTCAAACCTCCTTCTTCATAAGTCTTAAATATCTGGGCATCTAATAAACTCAACTCCTTCTTCTGCCTAACAATCGCCATCGCGGTTTGTCCCGTCTGCGATGCTCCTGTTACTTTCGCCGCTCCTACATTTCCAACTTGCGCTAACGCTCCTGCCGGCGAACTTGCATCATACTTCCCTGCTAGAATCGGGTTTATTCCCGCTTCCTTCAAATCCGCCATCCTTCTTTGCACTGCAGTACTACTCATTCTTTCTTGAAATGCCATCTGCTCTCGAGCTAACGCGATGTTCTGCTTATTCGCTTTGGTCTGACCAGCGCCGGAAATCATACCTCCGGCTAAGCTGGCCCCCGCTGCAATAACTGCGGGCCAAACCATCAGAACCTATCCATATTGCCCGGCAGCCCAAACAAAGGCATCGGCCTTGCACACTTCATACTAAAATAAAAATCCGCTATAAATTGCGGCTCCGTACTAACTGCTATTGCTCTATCTAACGGAACAATCGTATTCGCTTGTATAAACGTATCTCCTAAAGTCGGTGCCGTTGCAAAATCCTCACTTAAATGCCAAGTGGCTAACGTGCCACTGGCATCTACCGCCATCAACCCTGTCAATCTGCTAGGCTTATATCTGTACTCTGCATATCTTTCCTGATAACCAAAAATTATCGCATTCTGCGTCGCATTATTCGTCGTCCACCAAATCTCCTGTTGTAAAACTGACTGCTCTCCTATCTGTGCTAATACCGGATAGAAAAAATCATATCTTGTAGACTTCTTCCAATACCTATCTATGCCTTGCGAGTAGGTAATATCGCCTCTCGCATTGGCTAAGCCAATCAACAAACCATGCTCTGTAAAACTCTTTGTAAAACCCATCGAGCCCGATGCTGTACCAAAGCCCGCTAAATTACCCTTCGCATCTTCAACAGTCGGCGTTCCTTGAAACGTCGTCTGCGCCACTGGCGTAATATTAAGCTGCGCTGTACCACCACCTAAAAATTCCGGTCTTTGGACTCTAAAATCTGGCACCGTCACACCATAATGAGCCAATATGGTCTCGTTATATCTGGTGCCACTCCTTGCATCTCTCTCTAACAACTTCTGCGTCTGAAACGCTAACCTCAAATCATTAATCGTCGCCGCTGTTGCGGTCGACAAATCTGCTTCCAATCTTGCTAAACCCGTATCTTCTGCTGCGCCTCTAATAATGCTATCGCTTGTGACTGGCAACAAATCTCGATAAGCAGCTAAAGCAGTATTATATAAAGAAATCTCATCTGTAGCCCCACCACCACTCTGTACTCGAGCACTAGTACCCAACGGCAAACTGACTGCAGTACTGCCTTTCTGCGGCCACGGCAAACAACTCGTAAAATAATCATGTCTTTTGCCACGCTTCAAAGGCGGATCTGCATAACCTGTTTGCGACTCAATATCTGGGCCCGCAGTCGTCAAAAAAACATAACTATTCTGTAAGTTCTGATCTCGAAACCACTCATTCCAAATCAAATGATAAGCTCGCGCGGGTAATGCCGAACACGTATCGTTATCAAAATCGAACGTAATCGGCAATCCAAAATAATCTCCTAAATCACCCGGCGCAAGACTAACTGCTACTGTGGTACTCGTTATCGGTATACTAAAATCAATCGAACTCGCGGGATTATCCTGCGCTCCACAAAACCTTTCCCAGTCATCCCAAAGCAATCTATACGGCACAAAAAAGAAAAATACGTCAATTCCGATGTTGTCCATTATCGGGTGTATTGGCGTCGCCAATCTCGCGAACACTGTCGCGTTCACGTTAAACGTGTCACCCGGAATAATATCATCTAACAAAATCGGTACTAAATAATCCGCGTCAAATGTCGTCTTCAAACCATGACTTCTATCAAAACTACTGCGCTGAATATTCGCGCGCGGCACTTGACTAAAACTATGCTCCATTACACTTTTCATGCCTCAACCCCTTTTCCATTGCCTTCTGGCAATTCCTTATCAAACAATTCTAAATTATCTTTATTGACTGTCCTCGAGTTCGCCACCACCTCAAGGCCCGTCGCCAAAACTGAAACATCTTCGTTATCCAATTTGGCTGTCGCATCGTTCCACCTCCCTATCCTGCACAAACTATAATCTTCTGGATGCCTGCCAACTTCGTGCTCGGCATCTAACACCAAATCAGTAAACATTCTCATCGCCTGACCATCTGCCTGACAAAAAAACGGCCGCATGTAAACCACCGCGGCCGTATCGTACAAACTATACATCGTCATATTCATATCTTAATTCCTCTAGGTAAAAAATCCATCTGGGCTTTTTTAACTCTATATTTATCCATTAATCTCTCTGGGCTATACTCGTCCACGTGCTCCTTCAAAAATACTCGTCGTCGTTCCTTAACTCGCGAAAACTCGTCTGGTTCTTCTTTCTCCAATATCGTCTCATAATATCTCGGTACTTTACTAAGTACTCCGATCCCCGGCACTGGGACTTCATCACTCGGGAATACATCCCCTTTGTACTCTTCATACCAACTTCTCCCAATTCCGGGTCTTCTGCTCATTGTGCTATATTCCGGCGCCAACCATATAACTACACCGTCTTCGTCACATCTTAAATAATGGTCTTCACTACTCGGTCCGGTTATCTTCTTCGTCACATACCGCGCACAATACGCGGCACTCTCAAACGTCAACTCGCCAACCGTGCAAAACCCCTTACCCCAGAGATTCTCGAGAATCTCACTACTGAACAAAAAATTACCATCGCGCTCCTGCAACAACTCCTTATCAACGAAGTCAAAATTAAACAAACACGCATGATAATGCGGACGCTTCAGCTCTTCGCCATACTCGCCGCACTGGTAATACCTGATCCGTCGCGGCT